CAGCTAAATCTTTTTCATATTTTTCTTTAGCTTCTTTTAATTTATTTGCTAAATCATTTTCATTATCTTGACGCTCATCTTTTTGATTTTCATAATCAGCAACCATAGCCATATATTTTTGTGTCTGCTCTCCTTGTTCTCTGAGAGCAGACTCCAAAAACTTCAAATTTGCTTGCAAAGTAAAATTGTTATTCTGTAATTCACTTGATGCATTTTTTAAAATTTCAATATAACCATTCAAATATTTTTCATTATCCATTTCAAACTCCTAATATATTAATAACAATCTATTTAGAATGTGCCTCCATCAACAGCAGTTGCCCAAACAGGAACGCCAGAGTTAGTAACTGTCAACACTTGATTTGTATATGCTTGGTCTGAAGTACCAGCGGCGGCTGTTGCTTGTAATGCACCACCACCGTTACCAAAGATGATACCATCTAATGTAAATGATGAAGCACCAGTACCACCGTATGCAGTACCAAGAGCAGTCGCTAATGAGAACATACCGTTAGATGCAATTGTGGCGGCATCTGTTGTACCGTTATTAACAACAAAGTGAATAGCATTTGATGTTGTAGTACCGATTGCTAAATCAACGTTAGCGGCATACAAGTAAACGTTATTAGCAGTATTCAATGCACCAGAACCAGAGAAGTTCTGACCGTTCATACCGAAGTCACCGTAGAAGGCTCCATCAGTTGAAATACCAGTTGAAACTACAAAGTCTGCTGATGCTTGAGTACCTGTGTTTGCGTTCTCAATTACAACTTGTTGATAACCGTTTGTGTTGGCACCAAAAGAAACAAACGCACCAGAAGCGGCATATGTTAGAGCACCAATGTTAATTGAGTTTGTTGTGATTGATGTTACATTTTGATATGTTACATTCAAATTTGAAACGTTCAATGTTGAAACGTTCAATGTTGGTGCTGTTACTGTACCTAAGAAGATTGGTGAACTCTGAAGTATAACAGCACCAGTACCGTTTGTACTATTAATCTGTGTTGGGTTAATAGAGATTGCTGTATTTGTTACACTTGAAACACGTCCGTACGCATCTGTTGTTGTAACTGCAATCGTGTTAGCATTACCGTATGTACCAGCAGTTCCTGTATTAGCAAGAACTTGTAGTGCACCAGAGCCGTTACCAATTACAATCTGACCAGCAGAGAATGACGATGCACCTGTACCGCCTTGAGGTACTGTTAGACCAGATATTGCTGTATTTGTTACAGCAGTTATACGACCATATACATCTGTTGTGAATACACCGATTGTATTGGCGTTAGAATATTGACCAGCGGCTAGTGATGAATTAGCAAGTGACTGTAATGCACCTGTTGCGTTACCAATTACAATCTGTCCTGTAGAGAATGTTGTAGCACCGGTACCACCAGAAGATACAGCAATTGCAGTATTCGATACGACAGAACCGAATGTTCCTTGGCCACTTGATGACAACTGATAAGAAACAAGATTAGCATACAATGTTGCTGAGTTGGCGGCAGTAAAGTCTGCGGCTGGTATTGTATTACCTGATAGTTCAGTAGCATTGATATTGCTGAACAAGTAGTAATTATTTGAACCTGGGTTTCTAATCAAACCGGTAAGTTTTGTTGTACTACCAGCAACATAATTACCGTATAAACCGATATCAATAACATCACCAGTATTATTAGCGGCTAAACCGATAGTACCAGCAGTTGTTGTTTCTGTGTTAGTGTCAACTTGTGTTGTAGTACCACGAACGACTAAGTTACCAACAATATTAACGTTACCATTAACTGTACCACCAGTATTAACAAAGTTATAACCAGTATTTGCTGTTGATGCAATATTAGACAATGGACCGAATGATGTGCTTACTGCTAAATCAGTTACACCACCACCTATTGTTAATACACTACCTGTATTGCTTAAAGAAATACCACCAACATTCAATGAGTTGGATGAAACATACAACTCTTGGATTGGGTTTGCAAATGTACCGATTGACACATAAGCAGACGAAGGTACAATATTACCAACAGTCGTATTACCTGTTATGCTTAAACCTGTACTAATTGTTTGTACAGCACCAATACCTGATGTCGTGTTAGAACGTAATACTGTGTTATCTGTACCGAATGTTAACGTGTTTGCAGAAGCGACTGCTGTTACACCAGTAGTTCCTGTAACTGTTAATGTACCGGATCTATAGAATGTATTAGAGTGTGTACCGTCAGTAATTGTGAACTGAACAGCATTTGCTGATGCAAACGCACCGTTAGCAAATACAGCGGCAGAGTTAGCTTGACCATAGGCGCTAAATGCTGTATTACTTGCACTATTTGCCGCATTGTATGCTGAGTTTGCCCAATCAAATGCTGGTTGATAGTTTGCACTTACTGTTACAGAAGAAACAGAAAGAATTCTACCGTTTGCACCGTACTGAATGACAGGAATAGATGTTGCAGAACCGACTGTACCAGAACTTAAACCTGGTACAGCATTTAGTGATGCTTGTAAAATTACAGAATTCGTACCATTGAATGATATATTCGATGCAGAAATATCACCACCAGAGATACCAAAGTTCTGTGAGTAGTACAGAGAATTGGCTGAAGATGCAATACCCTGAATTGTACCAGTAATTGTTCCCGAAATAATAACGTTACCGAAATATGAATTACCGGAGGCGTCACGTTTAACAATCGTATTAGGGTTGTTTGATGATGTTGCACTATCAATCTGTGATGTATAGTATTGACCGCCAACGTTTAGTGTACTAGTACCATCAGATGTACCAATGAAGATTGTGTTTGATAAGTATGAGTATGCTAACTCACCAGACTTAAGCGAACTAGGTCTGCCTGTGGCGCTAGAACGCTTAATTAGAATACTGGAATTCGATACTGATGCCATTTAAGGTTTCCTTGTAATTATTATGTTAAAATGAGCCGCCGTCAACGTAGCCTACCAAATTCGCATAAACATTACCAGAAATCGTCATCGCAGAGTTAACTGTCAGGGTGTTATTAGTGTTGCTAACCGCTATATTATTTAGATAAAGCGTGGTTCCCACATTTATAGTGTTTCCAGCGTTTAAACTGTTAACAATATAAGTTGCGGTATTATCTAAATTGAAGGGTTCTATGACAGTTAGTGACATTTTTTTCTTACTTTATTGTCTATTTATCCCGTGTTTGCCGAAGATATTAAAACATTATAACAATTATAAGCCCAATCTGGTATTGAAATCACTTTTTCATTGGATTGAGCGCCGTTATATTCTATTTCTCCAGAATCATTCATCCATTGAAAAGCATGAACGCTTTCTGGAATACCACAAGAAGAAAAATTCAAATTAATATTTGCCGAAGTATCTATTATTACCGTACCATCTTCAACAATAATTGTTAATCTGTTACTGTTTATTGTCATTTTCTATCTGAATTGTTTTATTTTGTTCAATCTGTATACCCGCAGACTTCATAAAGATTTCTTTTGTTATCTCGTTTGCCTTGACCATTTCATTTCTAAAACTCTCGACAGCGGCACCAGTACTTCTTTGTTGACCTGAATTCTCAATTAACAGCATTGGCAACCAGTTTATTGCACAACCCCACTCATCAACTTGTTTGCCAGTATTCATGTCATATCCTTGAACTTTTGTGAACCAAGAACATTTAAGACCAATACAGTCTTTCTTCAATAATGGGCAATAATTGCCTTTTTCCAATTGCATAATACACTCCTCAAATCAATTTTTTGTACACAATATTACATCTATATAGTTAACAGAAAAATTTATACTTCCAGCTAAACTAAACTTATAACAAACTGTATGACTGTGTGTCGCACCAGTTCCTGTAGAACCAACAGCAACTGTTGATGGGTTTCCTGGAGGTACAAATCCTGCGGCTTGACTTGTATCGGCAGGAAAAACCCCAAAAGCTAATGTGCTTGGAAATCTACTATACAAAGAACGAGTTGTTGATGGTACACAATGTGTATGAGGTTGAATTTGTGATGAAGATAATGATGTACCGTCAACACCACCAGTAGCAACAGGTGCAGAACCCGTGAATGGTACTGCGGGATTATGTATTGTTGTGAAACCTGAACCTGGTGTTACTGTACCGCCGGTAGAACCGCTCACAATTCTTAATCCAAGATTATTATTTGTTGTATTTTGCGTCCAACCAGTAGGTGCACTTGGCGCCATAAAATATGTTGCTGAACCTGTTGCGAAAACTACAGCCATTATACAGTCCTCTTACAGAGAATCAAGTCTATATATTTGATTGCAAAACTTACGGTACCTGGTGAAAATGGTATTGAACCAGGACCTGAAAATGTTTGCGGATGCACATGAGAACCTCCACCATATGTACTACCAGCAGTAGTACCTCCTAAAGGAGACCATGTGACTGCGGCGGCCGCTTGTGTTGCCGGAAAACAAGGTCCACCTGCGTTAACTTTTACCGCAGGCACCGGTCCAACTTGACGATATGGATCCAATGGTGAAGGCACCTGTGTATGTGTGTGTGGTGGTAATTGTGGTGCTGAAAGTGTTGTTGCTTGTGTACTTCCTGGATTTGAAAGTGTTAGTGCAGTTGCGCCAAAAGGTACAGCAGTTGGTGTAAACAACGTACTAAATGGTTGAGCAGAAGTAACTACTGTATTTGATGTATTTACGAGTCTTAGAGTTAAATCATTATATGTAGTTATTCTTGTCCAGTTAACAGGTGCTGATGCCTGTTGAAACTTTGAAACCGCATTTATCGGTATTTGAGTTGTAGTTATTATTCCTGCCATTTTATTTTGAGTATTGAGCTATAATATTATCAATGTATTGAATTGCAAGCGAAGTTGAATTACCAGTAAAAGAATTAATTGTTGATGTTGTAAATGTACTTGCACCATGTGTATGAGGACCTGCAGTTCCAGTTGGGTTTAATGCAACAGCAATTACACCGGTAGGTCCTCCAGGATAGATATTACTTCCTGTTCCTGGGCTATACAAAAAACCGCAAGGCATTGCCGCACCAAGCGGCCCACCACCATTGATTTTATCAATACTATGTGTATGTGGAGGTAACTGAGATGCACATAATGTTACACCCCCTATTGTAGTTGAACCAAGTGCTGGCATTACGTTAGCACTTACTGGTGCAGGTACTGTTCCAGATGCTGTTACACTTGCATAAACTGTAGAAAATGGGCTTGTACCACCACCTCCTGGTGTACCAGAACCAACAATTCTTAATGCATAATCAGTATTTGCAGTTTGTTTAACCCAACCTGTAGGCGCTGTAGCCATTGCAAATATCATATTTGCTTGATAGTAATCTGTAACACCACCGATGCTCAATGAAGTACCTATACCACCAAATGCAAAAGAACCTGAATCATTTAATCTCATATCAATATCTCATCAACCGTAAGTTGCATACGAACCAAAAACAAGGAAAGTACCATTCTGATTAAATAAATTAAATGTTACAAAATCATAATAATTTGCAGTACCAGTATAAGGTGTAATGTTCAACCACTTAGGTGTATATGTAGTACCATTAACTTGAATAGTGCTTGGATAGTAAGGAGTTGCTCCTTGAGAAATCAATAAACTTACCATTGTTGTTCTATTGACTGTTGTTGGAACATTTGTGAAGTTTGCAGTCCAGTTCTGAGTCATGTTTTGAACTTCCCAGGTTGGTCCGTAGTTCAAGTCAAAAACATAAGATGCACCAGGATTGATACCAGTGTTAGCAACTTCTATTGATGCATTTAAAGAAATAAGACCAGTAACATATAAAGAACCAGCAGTTACAACACCAGAACTATTTGCTAAAGCACTATTCGCTTTTGTAAATGCTCCGTTCGCAAATAAAGCACCGCTATTAGCTGTATTGTACGCACTATTAGCGAATGATGCTGTAATATTTTGTGACGCATATGAAGCATATGAATAAACGTTAACAGTATTAGCAAAATTATAGGCACTATAGGAGTATACATTAACAGTATTAGCAAAACCATAAGCACTATAGGAGTATACATTAACAGTATTAGCAAAATTATATGCACCATTAGCAAATATAGCATCGGAGTTTGCAACATTATAAGAAGCATTTGCTTGATTATATGCCAAGTTTGCTTGATTTCTTGCAAATGTATCCGAACCACCGCCACCAGAACCTGCGTTTGCAGTATACTGTGTTGTACCATCTGCGAAAGTAACTGAACCACCGCCACCAGATAACAATGAAATACTTTGGAAACTAGGTACAGATAGTACACCAGAGTCATTTAGGTTAAAGATATTAGTGGTATATGCAGAATTAATAATCTGTAATTGACCATTACTATCTAAACGAAACCATTTGTTACCATAGGTCGCACCTTGGCTAAAATTATTTGCTTGTAAAAAATCCGAGTAACCTGTACCACCTTTTGTATTTGCACCAGAAGAAATAAACGATGCATTTTGAGTACCGGCAAAACCAGTATACGCTACAGTTAATATGTTGGGTACATTTAATCTTGCAGAACCGTTTATTGTAATAACAGAACCTGTATTTTGAAGAGCATTATTTGAGACTGCAAAAGCGGCATTAGCAAAGTTTGCTGTTATATTTTGAGCAGAATACGATGCATTTGCTGTCGCCCAAGCAAATGTTATATTAGTATTTTGTGCGTTTTCAATACCAAATAATGTAATCGTATTAGCGACAGCAGAATTTGATTGTGCATAAGCGGCATTAGCATTAGCAAAAGCGGCATTAGCAAAATTTGCCGTAATATTTTGAGCTGAATATGATGCGTTAGCGGTTGCCCAAGCAAAAGTTATATTAGTATTTTGCGCTGTCTCTATACCAAACAATGTGATTGTATTTGCAACTGCTGAATTTGATTGTGCATAAGCGGCATTAGCATTAGCAAAAGCGGCATTTGCAAATCCTGCGGTAATATTTTGTGCGGAATAGGATGCATAAGCATAGGTGTTTACACTATTAGATAATGTAAACGCACTATTAGCAAATGATGCAGTTGTATTTTGTGCTGTGTAAGAAGCATTTGCAAATCCTGCTGTGATATTTTGAGATGCATATGAGGCATACGCATATGTATTCACACTATTAGCAAATGCAAAAGCACCGTTTGCAAAAGATTGTGCTGATGCAATCACAGTATTTTGATTACTGTCTACACCTTGAGTAATTATTATTTGTGCATTTGCATAACTAGAAATATTATTCGCTTGTGTAAAAGCACCATTAGCAAATCCTGCTGTAATATTCTGAGCTGTATATGCCGAATTGGCAAAACTAGCGGTAATATTTTGTGCAGAGTACGAAGAATTCGCAAAACTAGCAGTTATGTTTTGAGCAGAATATGATGCATTAGCAAACCCTGCCGTAATATTTTGGGCTGAATAAGATGCATAAGCATATACATTAACAGTATTAGCAAAACCATAAGAACTATACGAATAAACATTAACGGTATTTGCAAAATTAAATACTACGTTTGTTTGACTAAACGATGCGTTAGCTTGATTGAACGATGCATTAGCTTGAGTAAAAGCTAAACTACCATTAGTTGTAACACTATTAGCCGCCGCAAATGCGGCATTAGCTTGAGCGTAAGCAAGATTAGCTGTTGTAGAAATTGGGGCCGCAGATGTTAAACCAGTTACAGTAACTTCAATATTAGCCGTACTTGCAGGCGGGCTACTGAAAGTAATGTATGTACCATTTGAATTACTTGATAATGAATATGAACTTCTTAATAAGCTAATACCATTATAATTAATTGTAGTATAATTAATACTTGTTGGTGTATAAACAAGAGGCCCGAATACAGTTGTTGTGCCGTCACCAGTATATGTGTTTGAGCCAACAGAAGCAATCGTAATGGAATTTGCTTGATTGAAGGCGGCATTCGCTTGATTAAAAGCCGTATTAGCTTGGTTAAAAGCATATGATGTGCCACCGCCACTATTTGCCGCATTATAGGCCGCATTTGCCCATGCATATGCTAAATTCGCTTGATTGAAAGCGGCTGTTGCGCTACCACTACCTGCATTATTAGCGGCATTATAGGCCGCATTTGCTTGAGCAAATGCCAAGTTTGCAGTAGGATCAACTTTATATACCAAATCACCATCAGCAATACCGTCACGAAACCAATATTCAATAACAGTATTACCACCATTTGCACTTGCATTTGCAGAATTGATACCAAGTGTTAAGCCTTGAAAGCGAACCGCAGAAGCAACACTAGACAGAGCAATAGTCGTGTTGACAAAAGGACCAAAACGAGAATCAACTCCCTTAGGTGCTTGTATACTTAGATTGTCGTTTAGTGTAATTGCCATGTTTTAATTGAAATATATTGCGCCGCTGGTTGTCGTTGCATAACCAGAAATATAAATGTTGAAATTTATACCAGACCAAAGAGATGTTGGTGAAGTAACTGCTTGAGTTACAGGACTCAGTATGAACTGACCGGCACCGATACTACCATTATTTAGAGCAGTATTGTACCATGTTGTTTTAGCCGCATATGTTGTTTGAATTGCAAACCAAACATACTGTGAACTTGCCGCAAAGGTAATTCCTGTATTTCCTGATCCTGCGGCCAATACTTTGTTTGCTGTACCTGCTTGAATTGCTGATGCAATACTTGCGGCTGTTGGTTGAGATGATGATACACCCCAAAAGTATGGATAGATACCAGTTACTGAATAAGAACCAGAAGCAAATGCTGAACCAGCCGTTTGCGGATATACAGTAGAACGAAGTTGTGCGGCATTTGCATCAGTCTGTCCTTTATTTGTCAACTTAGCAACACCAGCATTATAATTACCGTAACCAGCCCATGTGAATGTACCAGTTGTTGCAATAGCAGTATCTGTATTGCTTAATGTATAATAATAGTTTTGATTGTTAGGATCACTATAACCATACTGTGCGGCAATATTTGTTGTTGCTGTACCTGATGGGTTACTAATTGTAGCAATGTTTGCACTATTACGTTGAATATACAATGCAAGGAATGCACCAGCATCGTTCTTAGTACCAGTCAGAGTCATTGTCTGAGTGATTGTCGAACCAACTTCTACAGTACCAGAAGCAGTACCGCTTAAAGATATTGTAGGTATTGTATATGTAGGACCGATTGTTGGGAACAAAATCGCATCAAACACTTGTGATACAGTTAGTGTAGACCATACTTGAGCGTTCTGTACAGGTGCACCGCCAACAGCAATACTGTTTACAGAATTACTAATTGCCGTTTGATATAGAATCGCAGAGTTTGCATTTGCAAAAGCGGCATTTGCAGTTGTCCATGAATAACCTATGTTAGTATTCTGTGTGTTATCAACACCTTGAGTTGTAACTGTATTTGCTGATGCTGAATTTGCTTGTGAATAAGAAGAATAAGCATAAGCATTTATTGAATTTGAATATGCACCAAGTTCTACACCTGAAACATATACTGCTGGTGTAGTAATGTTACCAGTTTGAATCTTATCATAGATTAAGTTAGCATCAGACCAGTTAATTGTTGTCGTTGGTTCAGATGTAAGATTACTAAACAATCCCCAAATGCCGGTGTTGTGATTACGAACAAAACCTGTTCTCTGATAACCGTTATTTGTAAAGTGACCAACGATACCTAAATCTATTGCATTAGAAGTATTATTAGTACCAATTAAAATAATCGAATCGTTTGTTGATATATTATTTGCATTAACAAAAGTGGAATTACCAGCAATATACAGATTACCAGTAACATGTAAGTCGGTGCTAATAACAACAGAGCCAGCAACTGTACCACCAGTTGAAACAAACGTATTACCGACATTAGCGGCCGCATAAGCAGAGTACGCATATGTGTTGATGCTATTAGCAAACGTGTAAGAAGCATTTGCGAATCCTGCTGTTATGTTTTGTGCATTATAAGCACTATTTGCTTGAATGAAAGCGGCATTAGATGTGTTCCATGCTGATGCTACGTTAACTGAATTTAATGTATTCGCAAAAGAGAAAGCGGCATATGCATAAGTATTAACTGAATTTGCAAAAGAGTATGCGCTATTAGAAAACGAAGCAGTTATATTTTGTGCCGCATAAGATGCGTTAGCTGTAACAAAGGCACTATTTGCAAATGATGCAGTTGTATTTTGAGCATTGTATGATGCATTTGCTTGTGCAAATGATGCTGTAATATTGGTGTTCTGTGCATTTTCAATACCTTGTAATGTTATTGTATTAGAAGATGCAGAATTTGCAGTTGTAAACGAACCATTAGCAAAAGAAGATGCGGTATTTGCTTGATTAAAGGCCGCATTTGCTTGTGTATAAGCAGAGTTGGCAAACGAAGCAGTAATGTTTTCTGCAACAAATGAACTGTTTGCAACTAAGAAAGCGGCATTAGCAAAGCCAGCAGTAATATTCTGTGCATTATAAGCACTATTAGCAGTCAAGAATGATGCATTAGAATATGCATAAGGTGCGGCCGCTGTGTACTGACTTGTGCCATCAATACCGAATGTGTGTTGATTTGCAGTTAATTGATATGCTACAGTTGTATTACCACCGATGAAAGCATTATTAGAAATACCAACACCACCAGTAACGATAATTGTACCGCTTACAGAATTTGTTGAATCAATACCGGCATTTGCAGTTATACTTGCAAAAGAACCTACAGAATTTGCACCTGTACCAGAAACGGCAAACGTAGCACCTGTTCCGCTGGTTAGTGAAATCGAATTACCTTGTGCTTGAATTAAAGCACCACCAATATCAATCGTTGTACCAGTAACGTAGATTTTTCTCCAACGACTTGTTGGGGAACCTAAATCATATCCTACACCAGTACCATCTGCATTTGCGGCGGGTAAGAAATGACCAGCATAGGTATTTGCTTTAAGAACAATCTGACCGTTAGGTTGAGAAATGTTAACATTACCATTAGCAAAAGCGGCAAATGCAGTACCAACAGTTAAGTTACCACCAGCAATCACTAAATTGCCAGTCATTGTATCACCTGCTCTTATTACAGCGGCATTAGCAACTGTAAAAGCACCATTAGCAAATATTGCCGCATTGTTTGCTTGAGTAAATGCAGAAGCAATATTACTATTTTGACTTGTTTCTACACCAGTAATGAAGGTGATAAATGAATTTGAATTTGCATAAGCGGCATTAGCAACATTAAATGCTACGGCTAAATTCACACCTAATGTATTTGCATATGAATATGATGCGTTGGCAAACCCTGCCGTAATATTTTGAGATGCATATGATGAATATGCATAGGTGTTAACACTATTTGCAAAATTATAAGATGCATTAGCAACAACAAAAGCACCATTAGCAAATAAAGCACCAGAATTGGCAGTTACAAAAGCACCATTGGCAAATAAGGCGGCACTATTAGCTGTTGTAAATGCACCGTTTGCAAATACGGCACCAGAGTTAGCAACATTATATGCGCTGTTTGCTTGTGTAAATGCAATATTAGCTTGATTATATGCATACGTTGAACTAGCACCACTATTAGCGGCATTGTAGGCATTATTAGCTTGTTGATATGCTAAGTTAGCTTGATTATACGCATATGTTGAACTGGCGCCACTATTTGCCGCATTATATGCATTATTAGCTTGTTGATATGCTAAATTAGCTTGATTGAAAGCAGATGTTGCACTACCACCGCTTGCATTATTAGCGGCATTAAAGGCGGCATTAGCTTGTGCAAACGCAGATGTGATATTAGTATTTTGTGCGTTTTCAATACCTTGAAGCACAATTGTGTTTGACGATGCGGAATTAGCCGTTGTAAATGCACTATTTGCAAATGAAGCGGCACTATTAGCCGTTGTAAAGGCACCATTAGCAAATGATGCGGCACTATTGGCAGTAACAAAAGCACCGTTAGCAAATAGAGCACCAGAGTTAGCTGTAACGAAAGCACCGTTGGCAAATATAGCCGCTGAATTGGCTACTACAAAAGCACCGTTAGCAAATGAAGCACCAGAATTTGCAGTTACAAAGGCGCCATTAGCAAATACGGCACCAGAATTTGCTACATTATACGATGCATTTGCTTGAGTAAAAGCAGAATTCGCAAAAGTTGCCGTTATGTTTTGTGATGCATAAGATGCATAAGCATATACGTTTATTGAATTAGCGAAAGCATAACCTGCATTAGCATAGTAAAATAAATCTACACCATGGCTTATTACATTCCCTTTAAATACATTTGCATATACGTTTGCATATGCAAAACTAGGATCGCTAATATTAATTAAATTATTTGAACCGATAGGCGATGCATAGTTCTGAAAGAAAATAAATTCTTTAAGAGATGGGTTTCTAAACAAACCCGTAAATGCATTACCTGTTGCATTATAGTTACCAACAAAACCGATGTCAACTGTATCAGAAGATGTGTTATTGTTTGCTAAGAAAATTAATGGTGCGTTTGTTTCTTCTTGTGTCGTATTGATAGCAGTTAAGTTACCGAGTACATATAAGTTGCCAGAAACAGTTAAATTATTTGAAACCGTTACGTTACCTGTTACAGTACCGCCAGTATTAACGAATGTATTGCCAACGTTAGCGGCATTAAAAGCCGACTGTGCTAAAACGTTTGCTGAGTTTGCTTTGTTATAAGCATTGTTTGCTTGTGTAAAAGCGCCATTAGCGAATACGGCACCAGAGTTAGCAACATTGAGTGAATTGTTTGCTTGTGTAAAAGCGCCATTAGCAAATACGGCACCAGAGTTAGCAACATTATATGCGCTGTTTGCTTGTGTAAATGCAATATTTGCTTGATTAAAAGCGTAAGATGCTGTTACACCGCTATTCGCCGCATTGTAAGCCGCATTAGCTTGAGCGAACGCTAAGTTAGCAGTTGCATATGCATTATTAGTTGTATTAGCTGTAGCGGCGGCATTAGCAGTTGCAAAAGCCGCATTTGCTCGTAGAAAAGCAGTAT